GATCGAACAGCTGATGGCCGGAGACATCGCGGATATGGTATGGACGGATCCGCCTTACAACGTGGATTATGAGGGCACCGCGGGAAAGATTGAGAATGACAACATGGCAGATGCAGCATTTCGGTCGTTTTTGATTGACGCATTCAAAGCGGCGATCGCGCATACCCGGGAAGGCGGAGGAATTTACATCGCGCACGCGGACAGCGAAGGGGAGAACTTCAGAGGCGCCATGAAGGACGCCGGCTGGCTTTTCAAGCAATGCTTAATCTGGGTAAAATCATCGTTTGCGCTTGGCCGCCAGGACTACCAGTGGAAGCACGAACCAATACTATACGGATGGAAACCAGGCGGAGCACATCACTGGTACGGCGAATTTAACAAAACCACCGTAGCGGACGACGACCTGGACGTTCGAAACCTTGGCAAATCAGAGCTCAAGGCGGAGATTAAGCGATTGAGGAACGCCCTGAACACAAGCATCATCCGAGAGGACAAGCCCAGGAAGTCGGAATACCACCCAACGATGAAGCCGGTCGATCTGGTATTGCATATGTTGCAGAATTCAAGCGGGCAAGGGCACATCGTTCTGGATCCATTCGGCGGATCCGGTACCACGATGATAGCCTGCGAGAAAAGCGGGCGCCGGGCCAGGTTGATGGAATTGGACCCGATCTATTGCGATGTAATCGTAAGGCGATATGAGCGATACACCGGCGGGGTGGCAACCAGATACGGCGACGGCTTGAAATTCGGCGACGTGGAGGCCCTGGCGCGTGCAGAGGCAACATAGTGGCACAGCAACATACGCCGGCAAAGTTGTCGCTGACGGAGCGGAGGGTAACGGCCACAAAGCTACGCATGACCGGCCAGTCTTACCTGGAAATAGCGAACTACCTGGGAATGAGCAAATCCGGCGTGTTTTCCATGATAAAGACGGAGCACCGAAAAGCCATAGCAAAAATGGAGATGGATATCCAAGTGGAGGCGGCCATAGACCTGGAACGCATCGATTACATGATAACCAAATTATGGACGGGCGTGGACGCCAGGGAAACAGACGCAATAAACTCCATGGTGCGATGCCTGGAACGCAGATCCAGAATGATAGGCTACGACGCGAAGGACCGGGTACCGGAAGATGAATACACAGACGCAGACGTCCTGGCGGAACTTGACAAAGTTATCGAAGGCGAAGTTAGTCGAAGAATTGAAATTGAACGCAAAGCCTGCGGACTCGATCAGGCTATTGAAGGCGAGACAATCCCTTAAAATTGAGAACTTCGGAGAATGGCTCCAGGAAGTAAAACCAACATACCAATGGAACCCAGAACATTTAAAACTGATACGCGAATATTTAGAGCGAATCCTGAGCGGAGAGATCGACCGACTGATGATATTTGCGCCTCCGAGGCATGGGAAATCGGAGCAAGTGACCATACACTGGCCTGCTTTTGTTTTAGAACACAATCCAGGATTCCGATGGATTATAGGCGCCTACGCCACCGGCCTGTCTGCACGATTTTCTCGCCGAACCAGGGGAATAGCAGCCCAGCGAATACCCATGAACCCAAAGCGGCAAACCGCGGCGGATTGGGAGACATTAGCCGGCGGAGGACTTCGGGCGGTTGGTGTTGGATCCGGAGTAACAGGCCACGGCGCAAACGGGATAATAATCGATGATCCAGTAAAATCCAGGAAGGAAGCAGAGAGCAAAGCCTACCGGGATGCATGCCACGAATGGTACGTGGACGACTTGAGCACGCGCCTGGAGCCGAAAGGATTTATTGTTATGCAAATGACACGCTGGCATGAGGACGACCTGGCCGGACGCATCCTGGCAAGCGAGGAAGGCAAAGAATGGACCGTCCTGCGGCTGCCTGCAGTTTCAGAGGACAACGGTACCGAGGACCCAATAGGCAGAGAACCAAACGAAGCGCTGTGGCCGGAGCGGTACAATTTCGCCGCATTGATGCGAATCAAAAAACGCCTTATGTCCTCGTTTTACGCTTTGTTCCAGGGCTCGCCCACATCGGCGGAGGGCGGAATAATCAAACGCCATTGGATAGGCCGGTACACCGAGTACGACAGCGAAGTCATAATGACGGTTCAGTCCTGGGATTGCGCGAACAAAGGGAACGTAGGCGCTGATTTCAGCGTGTGTACAACCTGGGCGATTACCAGGCTTAAAATCTACCTGGTGGCAGAATGGCGCGACCAGGTAGACTATCCGGATTTGAAAAAGGCAGCGATAGCCCAATTTAACCTACACAAACCAACGGTCGTGCTGGTTGAGGACAAAGGAAACGGTACAGCATTAATCCAGGAACTACAACAGCACACGATTGTGCCAACGGTAGCGGTTGAGCCGGTAGCGGATAAAGTAGTAAGGCTATCAACCCAATCAATCTCATACGAAGCCGGAATGGTATTACACCCGGACCCGGCATACAATTCCTGGGTGCTTGATTTCGAGGCGGAGCTCACAACGATACCAAACGCAGCAAACGACGACCGAGGCGACAGCGTATCCCAGGCGATCGCATACATCACGCAAACCGGAAATGCTTTCGTATTCCATTCTCCAGGAAGCGCACTACAATCGGACAGCGTACCTGGTGACGACACCGGGGAAATTGACACTGAGGCCGGATTTGGCCGAATAACCAGCGGAACAGATACCGGAGGGTTTATCTAAATGCCAGAAAAAACAATCGAACCAAGCATCGTAGAACTATCAGGCTCCACCGATGGACGCGATATCACGCGGCCCTACATTTCAAAATTACAACTTCCACAGGACGCCGTCTTGATTGGCCGGGGTGGCGGCGATTTGAAAATATACGACGAACTCCTGACCGACGACCAGATATACAGCACATTCCAGCAGCGCAGAATGGCCCTGGTTGGAAAAGAATGGGGAGTGACGGCGCACAGCGACGCACCGGAGGACGTAAGCGCGGCGGATTTCGTCCGGGAAGTTTTCCAGACTTTGAACTTTGACAACATCACCGAAAAGGCGATGTATTCCATATTCTACGGTTACGGCGTAGGAGAATACATCTGGAACACCGAAGGGAACCGATGGGGCCTGGAAGATATCAAGATGCGCGACCGCAAGCGCTTTAGATTCGGAAAGGGGGGAGAGCTCTACCTGTTGACCCGGGATAATCCAACCGGCGAACTAATGCCGCCGGAAAAATTCTGGATAATGACCACCGGAGCAACCCACGACGACGCACCGTATGGATTAGGGCTGGCGCATTACGCGTACTGGCCCACGTTCTTTAAGCGAAACGGCCTTAAATTCTGGCTCAAGTTTCTGGAAAAGTTCGGAACGCCGTCAGTCATAGCGAAGGCGCCCAAAGCGATAACCGACAGCAAAGCAGAGACCGCGAAGGTTTTGCAGGCGCTGCGATCGATTCAGCAGGACTCAGCAGTACTTATACCGGACGGCATTGTTGTCGAATTGCTGCAGGCGACAGGCACCGGAACCGTTGACCACGAATCGCTAAAGAGAAGCATGGATAAGGCGATAGCGAAAATCATCCTATCACAGACAATGACCAGCGACGGCGAAGGCGGGCAATACAAAGGGGAAATGCTGAAGGAAGTCCGCGACGAAGTGATAGCGGCGGACGCAGACTTGATCAGCGAGAGTTTGAACAGGGGAATCATAAAAACATTAACCGAGGTTAACTTTCCAAACGCAAACCCACCCAAAATATGGCGCGACGTCGAAGTCAAAGAGGACATGAACAAGCGAGTGGAACGCGACGAAAAGATATACGGAATGGGATTTGAACCATCCCAGGAGTACATCGACGAAACATACGGAGAGGGATGGGAGAAAAAGGCGGTACCGGATCCAGCGGAACCATCACCACTACTGCCGGCGGCGGAGTTTGCAGAGTTGAACAGCCGGCTCACCATGAGCAAAATCGAGAACAGGAGCGACCAAGCGGCCATTGCAGACGCAGCGCGTAAGTTTGCCAATGATTACCAGGGCGTAGTAGGCGGGCGCATAGAGGAACTTACAGCGATCCTCGAGGAAACGGGCGACCTGGCTACATTCAAAGAGCGCATAACCGAGCTGATGAGCGAAGCCCCACCGAAGGAAATGGTCGAGAGCATCGAAAAGGCGACGTTTTACACGCGCATGATGGGAGTTTTTAGGAACCAAAAATAATGGGTAACAAGATCCCATACTTCCTGAGAGACGGGAGCACGATAGAATTCAGAGCACCATCGCTCTGGTATTCTCCGAGTTTTGACCTGGCGCCGGAGGAAGCGGTCAAATTCTTCAAGGCAAAAGGCCTGAAACCGACCTGGAACTGGTGGGAGATGCAGGCAGAGCAGCACACGTCCGCATTCACCGTAGCAAAGATGATGGACACCGATCTGCTGAAATCGGTCCAGGATTCCGTCGATTACGCCCTGGATTCAGGCCTGGGAACCGAATGGATGGACGAAAACCTCATACCAGAGATGAAGGCCAAAGGATGGTGGGGAAAGACCGCCAACGGCGTGCAGCTGGGCAGCCCGGCCAGATTGCAGACCATATACCGGACCAATATGCAAAGCGCATACGCGGTAGGCCAATGGGATGCGATCCAGGAAGCGAAGGAAGTCATGCCGTATTTGATGTACGACGCTGTAGACGACTTCAGGACCAGGCCGGAGCACGCAGCGATGGATGAAATCGTCCGGCCAGTAGATGACGGATTCTGGTCCAGCCATTACCCGCCGAATGGCTTTAATTGCAGATGTTCAGTAATCCAACTATCCGCGGAGGATTTGAAGGAATACGGCCTGAAGCAAACACCGATGTCGGCCATAATGAAACCAGGGAAGGAATGGTACAACCCGATGACGGGGAAAAAGGAGTGGATCCCTGTAGGAGTTGACCCGGGGTTTAACTACAACCCAGGCAAATCATACGCGCAGCATCTCGGCAAGATTTACAAGCAAAAGACAGGCGCAATGGGCAAGGCACAGCAGGCAGCCCTGGCAAAGGCACCAAGCGTGCCAAGCGCAGAGGATATCGCCATTGTTGCAGCGAAGGCCAAAGCCCAGGCAGAGGCGGCGGAGCAAGCCATAAAAGCGCAGGCAGTACTCGAGGATATCTTTCTGAATCCTGCCGGCCAGACGTTAAAACACAAAGCGCTGCAGGCGCTGAAAAAGCAAGGCGCACTCAAAAAGGGATACGATCCAGTAACCATCCTGGGGAAGGTGACATCGGACGCAGCGAAGGCGCAAGCAAAGGCATCACAATCCGCGGCATTAAGCGGATACAAAAAGAACATCATCGCAGGAAAGACACCAACACCATCGCAAATCAAAGCGTACAACGCGCTCGAGGACACGCAAAAGGCAAAGTTTCTAATTAACGTGGACAACATCGTCCAGGCGGAACTGAAAACCAAAGCGATCGTTCAGGCAAACAACGAAGCGGCGGAGTATTTCACTATGCTGCTCGACGGAGATATGCCGGATCCAGGGAAGTGGAAAATCAAAGCGTTCAAAAAACTGAAGCAGATACCAGGATGGGAGAACGGATCCGTAGCGGACCAATGGGCGGCGGTTTCAGGACACGCCCTGCAGCTGAAAGCAAAGAACACCCTGGCCGGACAGCTATCGACCTACAAAAAGAGCATCCTGGCCGGTAAGAAGCCCACACCCGCAATCCAAAAGGCATACGACAGTCTGGACGACCAGGCTAAAAAGGCGTTTAACGCGAAGATAGACCTGGCTGCGCATAAAGTTAAACCAGGAGCAAAGAAAACGACCTTCATTCCAGGCACAGCAACAAAAGCGGCCCCAAAAAAGTACAAATTTGCAGTAGAGGACATAGGCGACCAGGCGCAAATCGACGAATTGCATGCGCTGGCCGGAACCAACATCACGAAAGTGGATTCTGTATTTCAAAAAGGATTTAACAACGGCGACGAATTCAAAAAGGCCATGGATGACGTGGGCCTGGACCAGAACGCGGTAAGCGAGGTGCAGGATTTTCTGGTTGAGCACGACATTATCGATGCATATACCTGGTTTGATGAAGTCATAGTATCACCGCAAATAATCGACGACGTTCTGGCGCAGGCAGACGAATTAATATTCAAATACCCAAAGGGCCTGGGAACAATCGAAGCAAAGCACCATATGGACGACCTGGTGGATTCGATCGGCGACGGCGCCAAAATGAAAAAGCTCGATACCTTGATGAAAGAGGGATTCGAGGACGGGGATGATTTCGCTAAGAAAATGAAAAAGGCCGGATTCACCAAAAACGAAGCCGGAGACGTTCAAGACGTTTTTATTACCGAGGACCTAATAGATTATGACGGATGGTTCGAAGCGGCCAGCAAAAAAGCGGGAACATTTGTGGACGACGTTGTCATTGCAACCCAGGATAACATCGACGAAGTAGACGACATAATCAAAGGCATCACGGCGACGACGAAAGCGACAAAAAAAGCGAGCACAGCAAAAGGAAAAATCAAAATAGACTATGAACTTTTGGATATCGACGACGGAGCAGGCTTTGATATTCTGGATGCGCTTGTTGGCGAATACGGACTAGACCATCAGGTAGCATCCGAAGCATACGACAATATAATAGACATTCTGGTAAACAAAGGAATCAAAAACTCTGCGGATTTAAAGAAGCAACTCAAGGCGCTAAAAATAGGAAAGGTTTTTGATGAGCTGGACAAAATCATAGTTGATCAGGCCAATGTGGACCTGGCCAAGTACGCATCGCCAAAATCAATGGCGCTGCTAAAGAAGCAGAAAGCACAGACAATTATAAGCGTCAAGCCGGTACCGAAAACCGCACCCACAAAGGCCCCTGTGTTCGACGACCTGACCCAGACAGGACCGCAAAAGGGCAGTAACCCTGGCGGGAAGTTTAAGGACCCAGAGACAGGTCAGGAGTACTACATCAAGCTACCAGCATCCGAGGATTATGCAAGGAATGAGCAGCTGACGGCAAAGTTGTACGATTTAGCCGGAGTCGAGGCGCCTGAGATATACCTGATTGACATCAATAGCCCAACATTGGGAACCGGCAAAGGCATCGCATCAAAAATCATAGACGGATTGAGCGAGAACAAAACCAAGCTACAAACCGGGAAGGTTTCCACAGCCACGGACGGATTTATCACAGACGCCTGGTTAGCAAACCACGACGTTGTAGGCGCAGGCTTTGATAACCTACTCATGAAGGGCAGCAAGGCGGTCCGCATCGACACCGGCGGAGGATTACGGTACCGGGCAATGGGGAACAAAAAAGGCATCTGGGGCAAAGAGGTGCCGCAAATAGATGATATGCGGAATATTGGCACAAACGCGAACTCAGCCTCAGTATTCGGCAAAATGTCCAATAAGCAACTCGAAAATTCAGCGACCAAAGTCCTGGCGGTTGCAGATGATGACATACGGCGAGCGGTTAAGGAATTCGGGCCATTGGATGCGGCGGAGAACAAAGCACTAGCAGACACCCTGATAGCACGTAAGGCCACGATTAAAATGCGCTTCCCTAAAGCCAAAATAACCAGGCCGGCGGCGGTTAAGGACGCGAACAAGGCCATAACAGCCACAGAACACGCAACCATCAAACAGGCGCGCGGGAATGGCTACGTTAGGCCCACAGACGGCGGCGAAATAGAGGACCAGGCTATCCTCATGTACCAGCAACGAAACCCATCTGGAGGATGGGAGACGGTCGCGGACTTTAAAACCCACGGAGCCGGAACGGAAAAACTTAGAAAAGCGATGGGAGTCAAGCAGCCGGCATTAAAAAGCGCGCCTGCGGAACCGTTATGGCTTGAAATGGAATCTCTTGAAATCAAAATGAAGGAGGCAATAATTGGCGTTAAGCACCGAGCACTTAACAGCCAAATGATCGATCCAAAAGACATTATCAGAGTAAGGAAACTTGATAACCAGATAGAGGAAATAAGCGATCAAATGGATATATTGATCGACGCAAAGAAAATGACCATGGCGCAGAAAAAGCGGGTAATGACTCACTACACCCCATGGTTCAAAGATTTACAAAAAGCAGTGAAGGCAGGCGAAGGCAAAGCGTTTAATCTACACGGAACAGTGGTCCTAAAAGGCGGGAAGCAATACACCAAAGCAACTAAACCGACACTCAAAGCGATAAAGGTAACCGCGGAACCAGGCGCGCAATACAAAGCAACATGGAAACTCCACGAAACAAACCTGGCCGTGAATAAGAACGGGCACATCCGGAGGATTGACCAAAAAGGCAGGAAAGGCCTAACCCACGAAGTCTATGAGGTTGAAATCGACGACGTTCTGGTCCGTTATTACACCGGAGGCCAGAACGGCGGAGAACTGCTATACGCCATGAAAGACAAAGTGGAAGTGATAGCAAAGGGCGCCACAAAAGCGACCAGCGAGAAAATCTATAACGCCATGAAAAAGCTAGGCATTGATACCAGGCGACCAGACGCCCTGGACGTCGAGGAAAAGTATCTAATGCAGATTTTCTACCACCGAAGGGATAACTACAACGCAGTCAGCCTGAAGGCAAAAAGCTACACCGACCAAAAGTCCAGGGTACGATACCTACGTAAGCAATTAGAGAATGACACCGGAGTAGGCATCGATGATATGGCGAACTATAAACCGTTTGGAGAACACCAAGCGTTTGACCACGGCAGAATGCATACGTTTAGACCAGACCTTGACACGCCAGACTGGCGGAAATTTGAAAGCGAATACCGCATCTACCATCAGGACTATGAGAGCGATCTGGCGGTTTCAGTAGACCGAATACTTAGCAGCGGCGGATCCATGGCGCCGACCACAGACAAAATCAGGCGCGGGATAGATTTGTTTGGAGCATCGCCGGTACCGGATCTGGGAACAGGCGGAGCATCGTATTTTTTTACACGAATCAAACCCATCGCGCAGGCTCGGGAATACAAAGGATACGTATGGAAAACCAGGCAGTTAAAACGAACCGATACAATCTCGTTTGATTTTGACAATTATGGCGACGTTCGGGATGGAAAGGTAATGCGCCTACGCAAAACCGGAGTGGATGAATGGAAAAAAGCAGCGGAGCGCGGAGGAAATGAAACCGTGTTCAAAAATTCACTCTCGCTATTTGATGACCTAGAGAACATAATAGCAGTCGATATAGGCGAGAAGCAGCGGATAATTGCAGTTATACGCAAACACGGCTATAAAAAATGGCCAGACGGACGGAAACTTGAGGACGTAGTGCGCGTGCGAGGAATATGAATATAGTAAAAGCATCCGAATCAGGGAAGGGCCTGAAAATTACCGACATAGAATCGACGTACAACCGGCGGATAGCGGCGGAGATATTCAACGCTGAAGGCGGAATAGCATACGCGGAGGCGGGGTGGCCCACGAATGACACCGGGCACCCGTACCATTACATCGAGGGCGAAGTCGAGGGATCCGGCCCCTGGGTTTGCGGGCGGTTTCTGATTGAGGAAATGACACCCACCGACGAATTATGGCAGGATTTACTAATCTGGAATGAATACAAGGCGCAGAATTTACGTACAAGCCGTGACCAGGCGCTAATGAATTGCAGTATAGAGCTGCGATGGGCAGGCCCAATAACGGGCTAAACATAACCACACGAAGCCTGGAGGCAGAATTATGTGGATTTACTTAAATAACAGTTTTTTATCAGTAGTGCAGCATAAGGATAACCCGAAATTGCTGCACGTTCGTGCGCGCAAAAAAGGAGATATCGAGGCGGTATTTCATCAAGCCAGAGTCACGCACACACCGAGCGGAGACTACAAATACCGGACCAATATGGGGCGGGAAGTTATGGCCAGAGCGATGAGAAGCCAACTAATCGCGCTGCAATATACGAACTTCAAAAACAGCGTAAAGGACCCGGAACGGAAAATGGCCTACATGGATACCTGGAGCGCGGCTCACGGTTTACATTCCCAGGGCGATGCGTTTGCAGCCATTGGGATGCTATCGAGTAAATGTATTCCCGACGACGAGGACGAGGGCCATGACTTTTATGGCGAGCCTGGATGATATCGATCAAGGTCAAAAAGAACACCGTAACGGGCACGTTGAACGCCTTAGTGAAGGCCGGAGAGGACCTTACACCATTGATGAAGATCCTCGGCCAAACGGGCGTGTCGCGGATTAAAATGGGCTTTAAGCGCGGAGTATCGCCAAACGGATCCGGATGGGCGCCATTGAAGGCCAGGAGCGGGCAACCACTACGCGATACAGGCAGGCTAATGAATTCAACCGCCTATAAAGCCAGCAAAGATAAGGTATTCATTGGAACCAACGTTTTCTACGCAGCAACGCATCAATTCGGCGCGACCATAAAGCCCAGCACCGAAGTGCATACAACCATCGCCGGGGTTTCCAGTAGTGGCGCAGGATTCCTGGCGTTCAAAGGGAGCAAGGGATGGGTTTATACGAAAAAGGAAATCACAATACCAGCGCGGCCATTCCTGCCGGTTGACAACATGCCAGTGCTCTGGACTAAGGCGTTTATGCGGAACACCACGGCGTACATCGAAGGGATCGTTAAAGCAAACACATAATCGGAAATTTTTTCGTATTCTTTATGGGCACAGGAGGTGCAATAATTCCGGCCCATGAAATTACTAAACATTTTCAAAGCCGGAACGCACACAGCTGCGAACGGAACAGACCACACAATCACCGTCGACGACCTACAAAAAGCGGCGGATTTATACAGCGCAGACCTCCACGAAGCACCGATCGTAGTGGGCCACCCAACGGATAACGGCCCAGCATACGGATGGATTAAAGGCCTGACAGTCACCAATGACGGGAACTTCGAGGCGGAGCCAGACCAGGTAGACGAACAATTTGCAGAGCTGGTGGAAAAGGGCCGATTTAAGAAAATCAGTGCCAGTTTTTACCCGCCAGAAAGTCCAGCGAACCCAACGCCAGGATCATACTACTTGCGACACGTGGGGTTCTTAGGCGCACAGCCTCCAGCCGTCAAAGGACTCCGCGATGCCGCATTCAATGAAGCGGACGACGAATATATCGAGTTTGAGGACCCATGGGATAAGGGAACCGCGGCCAGATTATGGCGCGGAATACGCGATATGCTTCTGGGGAATACCGCATTCACAAAGGACGAAGTAGACCAAGCAATACCAGGATACGCAGTCGAGGATCTAGAGAACTCAGCACGCGTAGCAATTGACATCGATCTCAACAACCCACTACCCGCATTCACCGAGGGAAATAGCATGACCGAAGAAGAACTGAAACTGGCCCAGGAAAAACTGGACAAAGAAAAAGCTGATTTTGCAGAGCAGCAAACCAAGCTCACCACCGATAAAGCAGACTTTGCAGAAAAAGCAAAGGCAGCCAAAGCGGTCGAAATCAAAGGCTTTGTAGACGACCAAATCAAGGCTGGAAAAGTAAAGCCTGCAGAACGCGACGACATGATTGCATTCATGGAAACCCTGGAAGCAAACTCCGCGGATTTCGGCGAAGGCGATAAAGCCACAAACACCCTGGACTTTTACAAGGCCCAGGTCGAGGCGCTGCCGGTCCTTGTTGACTTCAAAGAACACTCGAAGGACGACGGACACACCGACGACGGCAAAATCGACGCAGTGGACCTGTCAGAGCGCGCAATCGCACACCGGCAACGCAGAGCAGCAGACGGAACCATCATCTCAGCATCGCAAGCGGTCTCCGAAGTACAAGCCGGCAAAGATAAGGCGTAATCACACACTAACCACAAAATCAGGTAAACAGCATGAATAAGGAATTCGTAAAATCATTCAAGGCAACCGCGGCGATCGCTGCACGAAGCCTGGTAACCGTCGGGAGCACCGATAACAGCGCAGCAATTGCTTCTGCAGCCGCGGATAACGTAATCGGCGTTTCAGATTCAATCGGCCAGGATACGGCGGGCGGAATGTGCGACGTAGTTCTGGCAGGCATCGCGGAAGTTAAATGCGGCGGAACAGTAGCACGCGGAGACCGGCTGGTTTCTAACGCATCTGGCCAGGCCATCACCGAAACAGCCGCATAAAAACTAGGAACGCGAAATGAGCACTCAAGCACCATTTATTATTAACCCTGAATTGACAGCGGTATCGCTGGCATACAAAAACGGCTTGATGATTGCCGAAAGCGTACTGCCTCGCGTTCCTGTTGGCACCCAGGACTTCAAATACACAGTCCACACCAAAGACGAACCGTTTAATTTGCCAGAGACACAGGTAGGTCGAACCGGCAAGGTTGGCGAGGCTGAGTTTACAGCAACCGACGCGACCGCATCATGCGTGGACCAGGCCATTAAAGGCAATGTTCCTCTGCAGGATATCGAGAACGCCAAAAATAACAACTTCAGCCCTATGGGCCGAATGACCGAAGGCCTGAGCGAAATCATCATGCTACGGCGCGAAAAACGCACAGCAGATATCGCATTTGCAGCGGCCACATACCCGGTAGGGAACAAGCAGACGTTATCCGGAACAAGCCAGTGGAGCGACCATACGGATTCGGATCCATTGGGCGATATTTTGACGGCGATGGACGCGACCTGGATCACTCCAAACAAGCTGATTATTAACCGAGCAGTATGGAAGGCGCTACGCACGCACCCTGACATCATCAAGGCTACGCAGGGCAACTCCGGCGACACCGGAATCGCGGCCCGTCAAGCGGTTGCTGAAATGCTTGAATTGCAGGAAATCATCATCGGCGAGAGCAAGATCAATAGCGCGAACAAAGGCCAGACTTCAAGCCTGACCGAGCTCTGGGGCAAGCACGCCGCCCTGCTTTACATCGACCCGGCGGTAGCACCACGCAACGGGGTATCCTTTGGCTACACAGCAACATTCGGTACCAAAGAAACATACTCCAAGTTTGACGACGAAATCGGCATGCGCGGAGCGAACGTAGTAAAAACAGGCGAGAGCTTAATCGAGTTAATCACCGCTTCAGATTGCGGGTATTTCTTCGAAAACGCAGTAGCATAAAAAACCGTTCGAGAATACTCCCGGCCTTAACAGCCGGGATATTTTAACAAATCAACCCGGAGTTAGCATGAGTACAAAAGTAGCTGAAGGCAGCGCAATCAAGCATGACGGCGTGGAATACAAACCAGGCGACGAATTCCCAGCGAAGGGAGAAAAGGCAGATAAGTCGGTAATCGAAAGGCTTTTATCAGCCGGATCTTTGGTCACCGGAGTAATTACCGAAGTAGCCGAAGGCATCGAAACCGTGGTCGAAGGCGCAGCGGGCGTAGCAGGCAAAGCAGCGGAAGTTGTAGTCGACGCAGCAAAAGCAGCGGCATCAAAAGGCGAAAAGGCCGGAAAATCCGACCGAAAGTAAGCGATGTATACAACCGCGCAAAGCCTAGTAGATCATTTTGGAGCCCGGGAAATATCTGAAGTTTCCGGGCCCCAGGACGCGGACGTTGTATCGGCGGAGCATTTACGGGAGATCCTAAAGGAGACCCCGGATACGTCTGAATGGGGAACAGCTGCAATTGCTGCAGCCGAAGCGGCGAAAACCAGAATCGAGGAAGCGATCGCAACCGCGGATAGCACCATCGATATGGCCATCAGGTCCGTCGGGAGCGAAACCCCGATAGCCGGAATACCGCCCGCCTTGATTGTTGCAATAAGCGAGGACCTCGCCAGATACGATCTGCATAAGGAGAGGCCCACGAAGGCGATAACCGAAAGGTATAAGGCAAGCATGGGCACGCTAGATAAAATAGCGAAGGGCACGCTTGTGATTGGCCTGCCGTTGAAATCAGACGGAGCAAGCGGAATCACCGTCGACGCATCTGACCAGGTATTTACTGACGACGTACTAAGCGGATACGCATGAATCTAAATGCAATTATCGATCGCATAAAAACCGACGTACCAGAGCTTCGATTAGTTGGCGGAAGTGTTGAAGTAGCGATCGCGCAGGAGAACACCCGAACCACACCAGCGGCGTTTATTATTCCGGCGACGGAGACCAGCGGACCGAACACCCTGGGAGCAAACGCAGTAAGCCAGGAAGTAACCGCGACATTCACGGTTGTAACTGCCGTAGCAAATTACAGAGATGCCACCGGCCTGGCCGGGCATGACGCGCTCCAGGATATCCGAACTAAAATGCTGAAAAGTTTAATCGGATGGGTTCCACCGGGCGCGGCGGTTGAGATTACACACAACCAGGGCAATATGGCCTATTACAATGATTCAACGCTTTGGTGGCAGGACGTATACAGCACCAAATTCTATAGGAGAAAAGTATGAGATTAGGCGGACGGTACAAAACAGACAAGCAGGGGAAAACGGTTCGAACTGAGGCGCCTACCCAGCAAAAAGATGCGATCGCTGTGGCCCCAAAAAAGGCCACAAAAAAGAAACCAAGCAAACAGGAATAACCAATGGCCCTATTAAAGAGAAAAATCTTTGTACTTGCAAAGAAAGAGATCACCGAAGGTACGGACGCGGCCCCGACCGGAGCGGCGAACGCGGTACTGACCAGCAACCTCACCGTAACACCACTAACCGCGGATACCGTTAGCCGAAACCTTGACCGGCCAACATTGGGCGGAGATTTGAATATTCACGTCGGCGTTCATTCCATGGTCGAATTCGATGTGGAAATCGCCGGATCCGGAACAGCAGCGACGCCGCCAGGATACGCCGATTTGCTGCTTGGTTGCGGATTTGCAGAAACCATATCAACGGACGTACAGTATGACCCGGTATCGGGCGACTTTGACGCCATGACGCTGCACGTTCACCACGACGGCCAGAAGCACGCAATGGTAGGCGCCAAGGGCAATGTTTCGATTGCGTTCAACGTCGAGCAAATACCGATGTTTCACTTCACATACACCGGCCTGTGGGTAGACCCGGAAAGCATCGCGGATCCGACGCCGGTATTCACCGCATACCAGACACCACTACCAGTTTCAAACGCGAATACGCCCACATTCAGTATTCACGGCGAAACGCCGAATATGACGGAGCTCTCAATCGATATGGGCAACCAGGTAGAGCACCGCGACGTAGTAGGCAGCGAAAGCGTGCAATTACACGACCGTGAGGTTTCAGGCAGCGTTTCAATTGAAACAGTGGCGATCTCGGTAAAAAACTGGCCTTTGCTCGCAAAGAACAATACCACCGGAGCCCTGCAAATTATTCACGGTACCGTAGCGGGCGGAATTGTGACAATTGATGCGCCAAACGTTCAGATTTTAACCCCTGAATACACCGGCGATAACATCAGCATGACCACAATGGCGCTGTCCTTAATTCCATCTGACGCGGGCGACGACGAAATCAAAATCACCACAGCATAACCCCTGCGCTGGAGGCGCATACATTATGAGTTTTATACTGAACACCGATCCAAACGCGGAGCGACTATTTAAAGCGGTCGTTTCATTTGATGAACCAACATCCACCGGAGCAACGGCAACCAGGCGAATCAAGGTCGAATTTTTGGAAAAAAAGGATACCGAGATCAGTGATTTCTTAGCTGACGTAGGCGCGGAGGACCTGGACCCAGGCGAAGCAGAGATTATTACGCACGAATTTCTGCACGACGTAGTCCGGAATGTTGAGGACATGAAGGATGAAAACGGCGAGAAAATCGAATACAACGAGGATATCGGTCAAATGCTTTTCTCACGTTCTTACATTCGAAACGCCATGATTAACGCATACATGAATGCCTGCATGGGAAACAAGCAGAAAAAGGAGGCACGCAAAAAAAACTAACTGAGGCTGCTCAATATTGGGTGGCCGGTACCGGAACCGGAGAGCGGGAACGGGATCAGATGAAAGAGCAACTCGACGCCTGGAACGCACCGGACGAAGTACGAGAGCAGTACTTAACCGGCGCGATAGAGGTCGAACCGTTCAAAGTTTTAAAAAGTAACTGGAAGGCGCTAACGCTGTTTTTGGCATCTTCCACCCAGTGGAGAACCGCGGGCATGGCGGGCGCTTATATAGGCCTGGATTACACGGCCATGAACATAGTGGCGAAAGCGATCGGTGTTAAAATAAACCGAAACGTACTCTGGGGAATAAGCATAGTTGAAGCAGAGGCGATAAGCAGCATAAACGATAAAATAAAGGCCTAGATATGAACGAAACCATGGAACTCGGAATCGTCCTGACCGCGGACGGCAAAGGCCTTAAAGGTGAATTGAAAGTCACCGAAAAACAACTATCCAAACTTGGCACCGGCGTAGCAAAGGTAGATAAGCAAAGCACGAAGGCAGCCAGATCAATCGCCAAAATGAAAACCGGCATGGGTGGATTACGCCGGACCGCGGGCGGTTTAGTGCGGAGCATGACAGGCCTGTCCGGATTATTTGCAGGCCTGTCCGCCGCGGGGGTGGCCGCAACCTTCATCAGCGCGGCAAGTACAGCAGAAAAGTATAAAGTACGCCTGAGCGGCCTCCTGGGCAGCCAGGCAGAGGGGAATCGGCTATTCAAAGAGATGGCTGACTACGCGAGCAAGGTACCGTTTGAATACGAGAAAGTTATGGAGTCAGCAACGCAGCTGGCTGGCATCATGGATGGCGGAGTCGATGAAATAAAAGAATGGATGCCGTTAATCGGCGATCTGGCAGCCGCATCAGGCATGACCATCGAGGATACCACCGGGCAAATCGCGCGCATGTTTTCGAGCGGAGCGGCAAGCGCGGATATGTTCCGAGAAAAAGGCATCCTTTCAATGCTTGGATTCCAGGCGAAAACCGCATATTCAATCCAGGAAACCAGGACCATGCTAATGGAAGCATGGAAGGACCCACAGTCAAAGTTTGCAGGATTAGCCGATGAATTAGGCAATACCTGGAGCGGCATGCTATCGATGCTTTCAGACAAATGGTTCCAGGTTCGAACCACCATCATGGACGCGGGCGTTTTTGATTATTTGAAGGAACTGGTCCGCGTGATTGACGGGAAGTTTAACGACGCCCTGAACACGGCAAAAGACAGCGCGAAAACATGGAGCGAAAACGCGATAGGTGGCATAGAGGGCATGGTTATAGCCTTTGCACATTTGGCGGATATCTGGGATTTTTTCATGATCGGCCTGGGTTTATTCCCCAGGATGATGGCGGATTTCAAAGTGATGATCGCCGATGTTGGCGTGTTGCTGGCAAAAATAAACCCGAAGTATTGGATGACCGGCGACGACACCGGCGTCCTTCGCGCACAAGTAGAGCAATATAACGCGCAGCAAAAAAGCCTCGAGCTGTTGAACAAAATGAGGGAGCGCGCAAACCGCAATATTTCAGAGGAAGTGAAAGAGACCATGGCATCGCTTCGTGCTGCAGCCGCCGACCGAACAGCAAAGGCAGAAGCAGCAAAGGGCCTGGTTACACTCACAAAGAACCGCAAAAAGAACACCACGGCAACCGTTACCGCAAAAAAGGCAGAGGACGCGTACCAGACATCGCTTAAGAAAACAGGCGAGGCGATGACTAAAAGCCTGAGAACACCCATGGAGCAGTACAGCGATGATATGTACGAGCTTTATGAGTTAAAGGAGGCAGGCGCCATCAGCACCGAAACCCTGACCAGGCGCGAAGCGGAACTAGCCGAACAATTGAAGGAAATCACCGGCGACGTTCAGGACCAGATACCTGAGATATTCAACCTGGGCGAAGCCTGGCTACAAATTCAGAAAAACCTACAAACCGGATTCTCGGATTTATTCGTGGGCATGTTTCACGGCGAATTCCTGGGTAGCATCGAGGACTTCGGGAAACAAATCCTGGATATCTTTTTGAAATTAATCGCAGATATCGCAGCGGCCTGGATAGCAAGTAAGGTATTCGGCGGTTCTTTGAATCTGGGCGGATTAGGCGGAGGCGGAACAGGAGGCGGAGGCATTATCGGATCAGCAGCATCCTCGATAGCCGGATCCGCGGCGGGAAAATACGTAGCGAACTCCGCAATAGGGCAGACCGTAGCGGGCTGGTTTGGCGGCGGATCCGCGGCAACCGCGGCCAGCGTACCTTCCGGGTATGTTGCAGGCACAGGAATGGGATCTACGGGCACGATGGGAGGCACAATGGTCCAGAGCGGAACCACCACCACCGGGGCGGGTTCTTCTGGTGGAGCAGTGGCAAGCGGAGCAATGGGCGCCCTGGGCATAGCAGCGGTTGTGGCGCTTTACGATTCATACAGCACCAAAAAATCAGCAGAACTGGCGAAGGAAGTAGCGGAACGCTTTTCTACGGCAACCGACATAATGCAAACCGATATCGTGACCTTTGGCAAGCAAGGCGGAGAATTAGTCGGTTGGTACGATGGAGCGGAGCGAGGCGTCCAGGGGATCACTTCGGCCATGAGGGCGGTAAATGTCGAATTAGAGCATGGAGCCGGCGGAGCATTAATCCTTAGCGGAAACCTGGAGACAGCGCAGGCGATAACAGAAAACTATACCAGCGCAACCGAGGACATGATAGCGACCAGCGTAGATGGCTACGTTAAATTAAACGCCATGAGCGCAGACGCATCTGAGATAAGGGGAGCGGAGGAAGCAGGCCTGGCGAGTATTACTGCAGAATGGGCGAAATCGGTAGAACTAGTAAACAGTACTAAATTCGACGGATTGGCAAAGGAATTAGAGCGAGTAAAAGGCATAAGCTCTACCACGTTCAAAGCCATATCGAAGGACGGATGGATTACAGCAAAAGAATTAGCCGCCGACCTTGGGTGGTCCGCCAAACAAATAGAGGACGCGCTGGGTGGAGCAGCACAGGTTACGGTTTCAAAGTTTCTGGAACTCCAGGGCGCAGCGAGGGATTCAGCAGGAACCCTGACCGGCGAATTTGAGGGTGCAGGAAAAGCCCTGGCCGGAGCAATAGAATCCGGAGTGTCTGCAGCCCAGAATGCAATCGACGGAATGACGGGCACCAATATCAGAAGCACCCACACCATCACCACCATAGAGAAAAGGCGAGCTGCAGGCGACGCAGGCGGAGAACGCGCAGAGGGCGGAATGGTGAACAGCCCGGAGGTTTCATTGATTGGAGAGGCGGGCAGAGAGCTGGTCCTGCCAAACAGCGTGACCGAATTCTTCATGAAAAACGGCGTGCCGATCAATTCAGGCAACGGCGGAGGAAACGATAAGCAAATAGCGGATCGCTTGGATATTATGATTCAGCAGAATTCGAAACTAGAGATCAGGCTGGCATCGATTGAAGGCATCACATACCAGGCCGGCCAGGCCAACGTGGAAGGCTTAGAGGACAACCTACGGCAAGCGCAGGAGAATGCAGCATGACCATAGATGAATACATCCTGGCGCTTCGGGCGGGCTTTGATTATAAGTCGAATTTATTGGTTCAGATTACCAGCCATTCCGTTATTGAGAACATGGAATATGAGCACGATGAATGGCATGAATGGGGAGATCCAATCGAGTACAAATACCCGTTGTTATCTGGTTCAGGATATCCCAGCGTAGTCGGGCATCAAGGCGTTCTGAAAATCGCCCAGAAAAAGCACGTAGAATCTGACGGAGTTATTTATAACCCGGGAGTAACCAGGGCAACCGGCCTGGGTGAAACATTCAACGATTTGAAAACCGGGGAATCAAAAGCGATGGCCGGATCGCTTACTTTTAATGCCGATGATTCACCGTTGATGCAGGAGGCGCGCGACGTTGACTGGTTATCGGATAAAATCGTTATTCGAAACTCTATCGGAGGGGCTGATTGGGCGGATTCTGAG